AAAAGCCAATAGGTCGTCTAAATTGTCGCTATAATAAGGCACTTTAGGCGGCCGTAATTTCCTCTATCGAGAGGTCGCCAAGGCCGACCGGCGTGATTTGCTTGATGCCGCCAACCTGCGAAAGCTCGTAGTTAGCCATCGCCGCCAGATCAGCATTGGCGGTCTGCACGACCGACTGCGCCTTGGCGTACTGCCGCTCACGCTCAAGCGCATCGGCGTGGGTCAGGGCCAAGACCACATGATGAACATGGGGCAGGCGAAGCTCGTCATTGATGGCGTCTGAGGACGGTGGGAAATCGACAATGTAGTTTGCGCGGGTCAGGCAACGTAGCTTCTCCACCACCCGAAGCGGCGTGGTTCCGGCTGTCTCCAGGCGCGGGTACAGGTCAAGCTCGGCAATGCCAGAAGAGTTGCGACCCTTGAAATGATACACCTGCGGGTCGCCCGTGCGGGCCTCTTCCAGCAGGTCAGCGTCCTGGCTGATGATGGTGGATAGATCAATCGGATCAACCTCGTTCTTGTTATAGGCAATCGAAAGAGGGGTTTCGACGTTGCTACCCAGGGTCACGGTGCGGGAGGTGCCGACCGAATAGGTGGAGGTCGTGATCGTCTCCCGCCAGGGGGCGAAGTTCCAGACCCGGCGATAGTTTAGCGACGCAGACTTCTGCAGGAAATCAAGTGTCTCCGAGTCAGTCTTCCCGACCTTTTCGCCAGCGTATTGGGCGATTTCGGATAGGGTCATATATTACTGCGGCTTTGTCGGCCAAACAATGCTTTCAGGTGTACTAAAATCTTGCGGTATGTTCCTAAGCAGATTCCTATAAGATGCCCATGCTTGCTTGTCTACCGTTGAATCCTGAAGTTGCGTCCAATCGGATTTGGCTAAAAGACTGTCCCTGACACCGCGCACCGATTGCCATTTCAATTCGGATGTAAGATTTTCCCCAAAAATCATGCCTCAACCTCCCAAAGCTCAAGAATTGCCGTAGCCGCACCTCCAAAAACCCTTGTGCCAGCATTGTTTCCATTTACATGAAATGTAACCCCACCAGAAGAACCAACCCTTACCTTGTAAGTCCTAGCCGTGGTGCTTGAGGAGGCCACGGACGCTGCGTGTGATATAGTTGTTTGCCAGTTTGCTCCGTTATTTTGAACTCCAAACACTGAAATTGCGTTTGCTGTTGAATCAACAAATAGAGCAGCCATAGTTCCGTTGCCACCACTTCCGCTATGGGTTCCGGTACAAAAAAACTTTATGTATAAGCTGGATGTGGCAGACAAAGGAGTGATTGTTACGGTAAGAACTTCATTGCCTTCTGTGTTTTGTGGAATGGTGTCGTCCCAAGGAATATTTGTTCCACAAGTTACAACTGATGAAGTCGTTGATTTTACAACCTGCAAAACCTTACCTGCCGATCCAATTGCAGAAGTCGATACAGTTGTAACCCTACCTTTTGCGTCAACAGAAATTACAGGAATTGCCGTAGATGTACCATAGGTTCCAGCGGTAACACCGGTGGTTCCAAGAGTTCCGGTTCCTTGGCTAATTGTAAAATCGCCCGCGAGCGTAGTAGAAAGATTGGTGATTGTTCCAGTGGTGGAGTTAAGCGTCCCAATCGTCCCGGCAGTGCTGTTGATCGCGCCGGAGAACGTTCCGGTAGAGCTATTCAGCAAGCCGCTGAAGGTTCCGCCGGTGATCGTCGCCGTGCTGGAGGTAAGCGTCTGGATCGTTCCGTTGGTAATGTTGGCGGCGGTGGAGGTAGTGGTTCCGGCGGTCAGAGTCGGGATGGTTCCGATGGTAATGCTGGCCGTGCTGGAGGTAAGGTTCGGGATCGTGCCGGTCGTGATCGAGGCATTGGTGGAAACAAGTCGAGTTCCGGTAGATGTGCCGTAGGAAATGTTGTTGATATTGGCGTTGGTATAGGTTCCAATCGTCAAGGCATCCTCAAACAACTCGTTGACCGTGACCGCCCTGGGCGCGTCGCCAGCGGACAGATCCGCATCGGCAATCAAAAGCTCGTCGGCGGAACCGACCGATGTAAGGTTGGTCTGGTCTGTGATAAGCGCCTGGTAGATGTCCAGCCCATCGACAAGGTTATGCAGGCCGGGAGCCGTGACGGTTCCGTTGGTGGCGAAGGTCTGGGAGCGATTGAATTTAATAGCCATATTAAGCCGTGAACCTCAGTGCGGTCATATGCAGGATTCCTGCTGGAACCGTGCCAGCAGTGCTGGTCGGATTTTCGATTGAGTAGCGAACCACGTTGTTCGCTATGCAATGAAAGCCGATAATAAGGCCGGAAGATCCGGTCGCAGAGCCGAGGGAGTTCAGGGTTCCAATAACAATGTCGCTCACCTGTGAGCCTGTAAGAGCAACCGTTCCGTTGGTGGTTCCGCCAGCGTTGTAGGCTGAAACCGTTGCGGATGTAAAGGCCGCAGTTCCGTATGAGGCATTGGTAATGCTGGGACCTGTCGCGCCGATCTCCAGCGTTCCAACCGTGGCCGTAGTCGCAACGGACAGACCATTAAGCGTGGAGATGGTTCCGATGGTGGCCGTATTTACGTTGACCGTGCCGAGGGTGTTCGTGCCGGTGGAAGCCGTGATGCTGGAGCCAAACGTCACCGCCCCAAGCTGGAGCGGGATGGTGGCCGTGGAAATCGTAGCCGTGCTTGCGGACAACGTGCCGATAGTCGCAGTCCCGGTGGATGCCGTTATGTTGGAGCCAAAGGTGACTTCGCCAAGCTGGAGCGGGATGGTGGCCGTGCCAATAGAGGCTGTCGAGATGGTGGCCGTGGAAAGAGTTACGGAAGGGATGGTGGCCGTGCTGATCGTCGCCGTGCCGACAGAAAGGGTTCCGATGGTGGCCGTGCCGGTCGAGGCGGTCAGGCTTGTTCCAAAGGTGACAATGCCGGAAAGAAGGCTTGTTCCATCCACCGCCAAAGAGCCGGTGCTTTGCACGCCTGTCGTGGAAAGGCTAAGAGCCGAGGAGGTGTTATCACCATCTGTGATGACCTGAAGGTTGCCGTCCAGGCCGCCGGTGCCAAATGTCTTGAGAAGCTGGGGATAGCTCTCTGAAATGTTCTGTGTACCTAAAGTGGGCATTTAACCTCCGTGGGTGAGCCTGGAGCGGATCGCATCCCAGACCACACTGACAATAGCACCAATACCGCCTGCCACAAGTAGCATCTTGGTCTTCAAATGCTCCAGGGCATTGACCCGGTTAGACAGGTCGCCAAAGCTGGATAAGGAGCGTTCGACCATGCCAATCAGGGTAACTTGGCGTTCTTCCATCCGGGCAAGCCGCTCGGACATTGACCCAAACTTTTCCCGAAGGTCATGGATCTCATCAAGACTCACGACCCTTGCCCTCCAGATACTTTAACGCCACGGCTAGGTGAACCACTGCGTCCACAATCTCGTCCCGATCCCGACCCTCCTCCACAATGCGCTTGATCGAGCGGTTTACACTCAACAGGTGCTTCACCTTCCCGATGTACTTCGTTTCCCTCGCCACCGTGTTGTTCTCCCCGGCAAACCTCAACGCCTCCTTGAAACAGACGTACTCCTTGCGCGTCATCAAGAAACGCAAACTCAAATTGGTGAGCCAGATGGCGATGGTTTTGCACATGGACTAGATCCCCTCTGGCGTGGCGGGGGCGACAAACTGGACGGCATCGGCCTCATCGTTGGTCTGGGCGGCGAGGATCATAGCCTTGCACCGCAGGTATTCGTTGCGGCAGGCGGCGATGTAGGACTTGATGGCCTCGCATCTTTCTGGCGGGTAGATGCCGAGGGCGGCGTTTTGTTGGGTAATGGAATCCAGCCCAGCGGTTGAAATTGCATCGGAATAATAATGCCTAGCCATTCCGATTTTTATTTCCTTTGCCTCATTCAAAGTTCTGTCGTCTTGGACAGATATTAAAACTCCATTGTGATAAATTTCGTTTTTCATCACATTCCAATATAAAAATAGGGTGGGGATGATCCGTCCAATCCGTTAAATGTTGCTGGGTCGGGCCAAGTGCCTGCCGATGCTATGGTCATGTATGGGACATTGTTTGAAATTTCATCGGCACTTGAGTTGGCTCCAATAAAATAAATGTGCTGGGAGAGTGACCTTTGAGAAATTCTTGTTGATGTTTGTGCGCCAGTAATATTATTGTGGTAGGAAAGATAATAAAGGCCAGCTTTAATAGATACGCTTGGGCTTATACTTATTGTTTTTACGGTGCTGGAATCTGATGTGGCGTGTGTGAAGCTACCAGAGGTCACAATGTTTAGCGGCTTGCCTGTATTGTCAGAATTATACACGGCCAAATATCCTGTTGATGTTATGGCGGGGGCGTTAGAGGCAAAAAAAACTAGGCTTGAAATTGACCCGCTTGGCAAAAAAATCGGATTAAACTTTGCCCTTATGTTTGCATTTGATGTTGCGCCAACGCTGTTATTTTCACCATTCCACGGGGTGTAAAGCCTTCCAGCCCCCCAATTCGTCACGGTT